ACGAGCCGCCGGCCACCATCGCCAACTTCATGGCGAGCGAGAAGTTCTACAACTTCATCATCGGCCCGGTCGGTAGCTCAAAGACAACGGGCATCCTGTTCAAGATTCTCTACCACGCCGCGCGGCAACGGCCCGGGCCTGATGGCATCCGGCGCACGCGGTGGGTAGTCGTCCGCAACACCCTGCCGCAGTTGAAGGACACGACGCTCAACTCATTCTTCACGTGGTTCAAGCCCAACGAAGCGGGTGAGTGGCGCGTGACAGACAACAAGTTCATCTTCAAGTTTGACGACATCCATGCCGAAGTCCTTTTTCGCCCGCTTGATACTCCTGATGACGTTCACCGCGTCCTCTCCCTCGAAGTTACCGGAGCCATCCTTGACGAGTTCGTTGAGATTCCCAAGGAAATCGTTGAAGCCCTCTCCGCCCGATGCGGTCGATACCCTTCTGCGAAAGGCGGCGGGCCGACGTGGTGGGGAATGTGGGGAGCCTCTAACCCGGGCAACGAAGATGACTGGTGGTACAACTGGCTGTACGAGGAGAAGCCGGAGAATCTAGGCTACTTCGAGCAGCCGAGTGGGTTCACCCCGCAGGCCGAGAACATCGAGAACCTGCCCGGCGGGCACGGCTACTACCACAACCTGATGGTGGGCAAGTCCGCTGCGTGGGTGAAGCAGTTCATCGAGGTCAAGTGGGGCTACTCCCTGCGCGGCAAGCCGGTGTTCAGGACGTTCAACCCGGAGCTTCACATCGCCCGGTCGCCGCTGATCTACAACCCCCACCTGCCTGTGGTCATGGGCTTCGACGCCGGGCTGACCCCCGCCGCCATCTTCGGCCAGCAGGACTCGAACGGGCGCGTGCTCGTGATGCGTGAACTGGTCAGCGAGAACATGGGGGCCAAGCGGTTCTGCCGCGAGAAGGTCAAGCCCCTACTAAACAGTACCTTCCCGCACGCCAACCTGCTGGTGCTCGCCGATCCGGCGGTGTCTCAACGGGCGCAGACAGATGAGCGAAGTGTCAAACAAGTGTTGGAGGAGGAGCTTGGCGTACGTGTTAAACCAGCGTACAGTAACACCTTGACTGACCGGCGCGGCGCGGTCGAGGCGTACCTGACGCGGTTGACCGAGGTAGGCCCGGCGTATCTGGTAGACCCGAGTTGCAAGACGCTGATCCGTGGGTTCACCTCGGGGTACCGCTACCCGGTGAGCAACAAGGGGCAGGTCGGTGACAGCCCGGAGAAGAACTTCTACAGCCACTGCTTTGTCGCAGGGACGCTGGTGGCAACCCCAACCGGCAGCCGGGCGATAGAACGGTTGATGCCGGGCGACGTGGTGCTTACCCACGGGGGCCAGCAGCGGGTCACCGCGACGATGAACTCGGAAGCAGACGCCACGGTAGAGATGGTGTTCTCCGACGGTACGTCACTACGGTGCACGCCTGACCACCCGTTCATAACTGCGCGCGGGGTTGTGCGCGCAGACGCGGTGCAGTATACTGACGTACTGTTTAGTAACAAGGAAACGCCGTGTACGTCGAGTTCGAGGGGGTTAGGTTCTACCGCAAACCGAGCGGTTACTTGGTTGCTGCGCCGGGTAAAAACGTGCGTGGGGAGAGGTACCTCCACCGAGCGGTGTGGGTACACCACGACGGCCCTATACCGGACGGATACGATGTCCACCACGTCGACCATGACCGGGGGAACAACGCCATCGGTAACCTCCGGTGTCTCCCCCGCAAAGAGCACGCCGCCTACCACGCGCGGCTCAGGGTCGACGCCGGCGACCCTACCCTACTGCGAGGTATCAAAGCTGCACAAGAAGCCGCGAAAGCGTGGCACCGATCCGCAGAGGGCCGCGAGTGGCACGCTGTGCACGGTAAGGCGGTGGCTGCAAGCCTGCCTGACGAGAAGCGTACGTGCGTGCATTGTGGGGGAACATTCACCGGCAAACGGAGCAAAGCGAAGCGAGGGTTCTGCTCCGCCGCGTGCCAATCCGCTGCTCGGCGCGCCTCCGGGGTCGATAACGAGCCGCGAACCTGCGCGCATTGCGGAGGGGGGTTCGTCTGCAACAAGCACTCAAAGCAACAGGCATGTAGTGCGGCTTGCGGCGCGAAGGTATCTGGAGCAACGCGTTCGCGTGTACGACCTAACCGTTGAGTCCGCTCACGTGTTCTACGCGAACGGTATTCTCGTATCCAACTGCCACGATGCGAACCAGTACATGTGCATGGGGTTCCTCCGCGAATCGCAGCGTGACGCACAGAAACGCAAGGGCGGGTTTACAATACCGCGATTCGCAAACTCCTACGCCTTTTAGGAAACGACATGGGGCTACTAAACGAGGTTGTTGGCCCATACTGGGCGCAGTCAAACGCAGAGTTCGATGCGGGGAACCCGGGGTTATTGCAGCGAGCGGCGCGCACAATCAACCCCGTCACCGCACTCGGGTCAGCCCTCGGCGATATGCACACGGCAGCAGGACAAGGGGATGCAGTCGGTATGGCTCTAGCTACTGCCAACGCATTACCGGGGTTTGCTACAATGCGCACCGTGCTCACTCCGGGCACCGGTGCGGTGAAAGCGGGCATTGCGCAGGTACCCAACCTGCAATCCCTCTTAGCCGTACTCACCGCTAACATCGGAGTCAACGAATTACAGAACGCGAGACGGGACAAATGACATGGCTCAACCACAAACATCAGCACCCACCGCAGAGCTACCGCTCCAGATCGACGACAACGCGTTGAAGGCGCTCGGCGTCCGACTGGTCACGCGGTTCAACGACTACAAGCGGGAGCGCCGCGAGGTTGAGGTGCAGTGGCTCCGCAACCTGCGCCAGTACCTCGGCCAGTACGACCCGGAGATTCTGGAGAAGATCGAGCCTGACCGCTCGCGGGCCTATCCGAAGCTGACGCGGATCAAGGTCGTCAGCATGGTGTCCCGCCTGATGGCGCTGCTGTTCCCCACGTCCGAAAAGAACTGGGGGCTTCAGGCCAGCAAGTCACCGACGTTCGCCGCCAGCACCGTGCAGCAGGTGCTCGACGTGTGGGCGCAGTCGAACCCGAACGCGCAGATCACGAAGAAGGAACTCGACCGCATCCTGAAGAAAGCCGCCTCCATCATGGCTGAGAAGATGGAGGAGGAGATCGACGATCAACTCATGGACATTGGCGGCAGCGCCGCGATGGACTACGTGGCCCTCGTGCGCAAGGTCATCTTCTCCGCCGTGCTCTACGGCCCGGGCATCCTGAAGGGGCCGATGACGGTGAGTCGTCGTCAGGGGGTCTACCAGATCACCACCTCGGGCGTGATGGTCAGTGAGGAGGACGTGCTGCGCCCGTACTACGAGCACGTGCCGTGTTGGGACTACTACCCCGACATGGCAGCCAAGACCTTCGCACAGATGGACGGCCAGTTCCAGCGCCACGTGTTCAGCCGCCACCAGTTGCGCAAGCTGGCCGACCGCAACGACTTCCTCGGCGACCGGGTGAAGCGGTACCTTGAAACCCACCAAGACGGCAACTACCGGCGCGAGACGTACGAGTCCGAACTCAAGGTGCTCGGCGGGGCCAACAACGTCAAGGACAACGGGCGCAAGTTCGAGGTCATCGAATACTGGGGCTACGTGTTCGGTCACGAGCTTCGCGCGGCGGGCGTGCAGGTCGCGGACAACAAGCTGTCGGATGAGACGCGGGCGACGATCTGGATGGTCGACGGCGAGGTCATCAAGGCCGCTGCCGACCCGTTCCCCGACGGCGTCCAGATGTACCACGGGTTCGTGTTCGAGGAGGATGAGGTAAACCTGATGGGCAGCGGCCTGCCGCCGATCTGCCGCGACAGCCAGCTTGGCGTGTGCGCCTCGACCCGGATGCTCATCGACAACGCGTCGGTGACGTGCGGCCCGCAGCTTGAAGTCAACGTCGACCTACTCCGTCTCGACCAAGACACGAAGGGCGTCAAGCCGTTCAAGGTGTGGTACCGCGAGGGCGACGGTCAAGCGGCAGCGACGCCGGCAGTGCGCAACATCACCATCGACAGCCACATCCCCGAACTGATGCAGATGGTTGACTTGTTCATGGGGTTTGCGGACAAGGAAACCTTCGTCTCGCCGGCCACCAACGGCGACATGGAGAACAGCCCAAGCGAGCCGATGCGTACCTCCAGCGGGGCGTCGATGATCTTGGGCAATGCGGCGCTGCCGTTCCGCGACATCGTGCGCAACTTCGACCAGTTCACCATGTCGGTCATCCACTCGCTCACCGAGTGGAACCGCCTGTTCAACCCGAACGAGGACATCAAGGGCGACCTGCAACCTGTGGCCCGGGGCGCGACCAGCCTGATCGCCAAGGAAGTGCGGGCGATGGCGCTGGACAATCTGGCCACTACGCTGCGTGAGGACGAGGCAGTCTACATCGACATGCGCGAGTTGGCCCGGTCACGGATCAGCGTGCGCGACCTGCCGACTGAACGCCTCATGCTGTCGGATGACGACGTGCAGAAGAAGCAGGACGCCGCTGCGCAGAAACAGCAACAACAGGAAGCTCTGCAAGAGGAAGCACTACGTGCTACTATCCGCAAAGAGTTGGCGGACGCGTTCAAGGCAACGTCGCAAGCAAAGAAGAATCTGGATGGAGCAGACGCCGCGATCTTCAACGCAGTCATGGCCGCAATCGAAAAAGGACTAGACCCCGATGTCATCAAAAGATTTGCTCAAGAGCCTCCAGCCGCAACTGTACAGCAACCGCCAGTCGCAGGACTTGGTGCTGGTCAAGGAGTGGCTGCTGGCTAGTATCGAGGAGTTGAAAGAAAAGGCGCTGACCGTGGAGCCGACGGGGCTGGCAAGCCTCCAAGGTGAAGCCAAGGCGCATAAAAGGCTGCTCCGTACCATTACGGAAAAGCCACACAATGTTGACTAACCACCGTGACGTGAGGTAAATAGAGCTATGACAACCGAAAACGAAGATTTTGACAGTGCACTGGGCGACGCGTTTGCTTCACTCGACGCGCCGGCTGCGGGCGCAACTGAGCCTGCCGCTGCTGCGCCGGCCCCGGCTGCCGCTGAACCGGCTCCTGCCGCTGCTGCCGCCCCTGCCGCCGCTGCTCCTGCTGGTGAGCCTGCTCCCGCTGCTGCCGCCGAACCTGCACCCGCTGCCGCCGCACCTGCCGCCGCTGCGCCTGCTGCTGAACCGGCTGCTGCCGCGCCTGCTCCTGCCGCCGCTGCGCCTGCCGCCGAACCGACTCCGGCGCTGAACGCCAACGACCCGGCTGCGTTCGCTGCTGCCGTCGCTGCTGCCGTCGCTGCTGCCAAGCCCGCTGAACCGGCTCCCGCCGCTGCGCCGGCTCCGGCTGCCGAGGAAAAACCAATTACGATTGACCAGTTCTTGTCTGATGACGACAAGAAAACACTGGGTGACTATGACAAGGAATGGGGTGAAGTATCGAAAGCCGAGGGCATCCGCCGTCGCGCCGAGATGCAGGTACTTCAGGCTCAGACCTTCCGCGAACTTGGGAAAGTGCTGGCACCGATTGTGCAAACTCTGCAACAGTCGCAGGTAACTTCCCACTTTGCAACCATCCGTAGCGCGCACGCGGACTTCGACAGCGTATTGCCGAACGTGCAAGCATGGGTGGCCAAGCAGCCCGCTCTCTACCGCCCTGCGTTGGAGCGCGTGTTGAATCAGGGTACCGCCACCGAAGTTGTCGAACTGGTGGGTGCCTACAAGCAGGCCGTAGGACAGACGGGTGCAGTGCCAGCAGTACCGGCCTCGTCAGTTCCGCAAGCCACAGCCGCCCCGGCCACTGCCCCAGTGGTGCAAGCGGCACAACCTTCTACGAAGCCAGCAGTGCCGGCAGCCGCCGTCGCCGCTACCGCCGCAGTCGTGAGTCAGCGCAGCAACAACCAATCCGCTGCCGACCCCAACGACTTCGACGCCGCGCTTCGTGAAGCCCTTGGTGGTTAAACGAAACTGAAGGAGCAACAAAATGGCCTCAATGGTTTATGGTGATATTACCCCGCGTCAAGCGGCTTTCTCGGTAGCGAACCTGCTGAAGCGCGCACAGCCGCTTCTGGTGATCGAGCGTTTTGGTCAGGTCTACATCCTGCCCAAGAACAACACTCGCATCGCCAAGTTCCGCCGCTACTTCCTCGAAAACTCGACCGGCTCCGTGTCGGGCAATGCCGGCAATGCCGGTATGCCGCTGGCGCTGACCCCGCTGGTTGAAGGCGTGACCCCGGCTGGCAAGAAGCTGGCGTCCAAGGACTACACTGTTCAACTCGAACAGTACGGCGATTTCATCGGCTTCACCGATGTCATCATGGACATCCACGAGGACTTCCCGGCAGTGCTCCGCGAACTCACCGACATCCTCGGCGAGCAAGCTGCGCAAACCGTCGAAACCCTGCGCTTCAACGTCCTCAAGGCGGGCACCAATGTGTTCTACGCCAACGGCGTCCTGCGTACCGACGTGAACACCCCGGTGTCTCTGGTTCTGCAACGCCGCATCACCCGCGCGCTGAAGCGCCAGAACGCGTCGCCGCACACCACGGTGGTCAAGTCTACCCCGGCGTACAACACTCAGCCCATCGAGGCGTCGTACATCGGCCTGATCCACCCCGATCTGGAGAACGACATCCGTAACATCACGGGATTCATCTCCACCAAGCACTACGCCTCGGTTCAGCCGATGGAAGGTGAGATCGGTGCGGTCGAGGACGTGCGCTACATCCGTTCGACGGTGTTCCAACCGTGGGCCGATGCCGGCGGTAACTTGGGGCTGATGCTGTCCACGACCGGCGTGAAGGCCGACGTGTACCCGATCCTGTATCTGGCCCGCGACGCTTACGGTATCGTCCCGCTCAAGGGCGACGCCGTGAACGGTAGCTCGGTCAGCGTCATGGTCGTCAACCCGAAGCCGACGAATACCGACCCGCTCGGTCAACGTGGTACCGCCGCATGGAAATTGTGGTCGGCCACGGTGATCTTGCAGGACGCGTTCCTCATCCGTGCGGAAGTTGCGGCTACCGCCTAATCGGTAAGCAACCATCTACCCCGGGGCGACCCGGGGTAGTTCCACGGAGGTACGAACATGGGCACCACTACCCTGACAATCAAGACTGCGGTGAACGGATTCACGATTGAATACCGTGACCCGGAGATCGAGCAAGCGAACCGAGGCGACGGCCCTTGGATCGACCCATACAAGACCGTCGTGTGCAAGACTGCGGAAGATGTTTCTGCCGTCGTGACTTCTATCCTCCCCATCATGCTCACCGATGAGGAAGAAGATAACCCCGCCGATGAATTCAAGTCGGCGTTCAAACAAGCAATCAAGGAGCTATCGTGACCGAACCCACTGAAAACACCAAGACCCAAGCCGAGATCGACGCCGAGATCGCAGGGGCCAATGCGGACGCTGCCGTGTCCGCCGCCGCGCAACCCGACGCTGGAATGACGCCCGCCCAAAAAGCGGCTGCCACCAAGGCGGCGAACAAGCTGGCTGCGGCGGCTGCCGGCGCTGCTCCCGACGCGAATGAAGCGAAGGCCGCAGTGAACACCCCGGCGAAGCCGAAACGGGTTAAAATCATCCTCGACGAAAACGACGCGATCCCTCCGGGTGGCCAGTTCTTCGGCGTGAATGGTACCGGGTATCAGATTCAGCCCGGCAAGGAAGTCGAAATCCCCGAGTTCCTGCTCGGTGTGATCGACAACGCGGTTACCACCAAGCCGATCTTGAACGATGATGGTCAGGTGGTAGGATACCGCGATGTCCCGCGCTTCCCCTACCGGATCGTAAAGTGAAATGAACCTTCAAGAGCTACTGGACGAACTTCGTGGCAACATGCTCCGTGACGTTTCCGACGCGATCGGTGGTGCCTCGGACAAGCTGTGGACTGACGACACCCTAGTCCGCTACATCAACGACGGGTACCGCCGGTTCTGTCGCCGTACGCTCTTGATTCGAGACGCCTCCACGCCTGACGTGACGCAAATCGCGTTGGCTGTGGGGGTCGATCGTTACCCGCTCCATAAAGATGTTCTTGCAGTGTTGACTGCCCGGATCGAGGGCAAAGAGTACGACCTGCACAAGACGACCCACGACAGCCTCGCCGGGGCGGTTACCAACTCCGACCGCGCTATCGTCACGTCCAACACTCCTCCGTCGCAAGAGCCACGCTGGTTCGCAATGGACGAGGAGAACGGAATCCTTCGACTGTCGCCCAACGTTGGTGCTGACTTCGACGGCAAGATCATTCAGATGCGCGTCGCGCGGATGCCGAAGGCAGTCCTCACCGTCGATGACCTCGAAGCGGAGCTTGAGGTCGACGAGGACTACCACCTCGACATCCTCGAATGGGCTGCGTACCGCGCCCTGCGCAACCACGACACCGACGTGGAGAACATCGGCAAGGCCACCTCGCACAAGAACAGGTTCAACGAGGTCGTCGCAGAGGCGGAGGAGGACAGCCGCCGTGCGATGTTCGCCCCGGTAGAGTTCATATTCAACAGCAGGTGGTGATATGGCTGGTATTCTTGATACATTGAAGCAGTCCAACGACGAGCGACTGGCCCAACAGTCCGCGCTCGTAAAGACCCCGATGCAGTCCGTTGGGGTTGCCGCAAGAGGGGCCGTGAACGATGTTGGAGCACTCGTTGCCGCCCCGATGATCGGCGTTGCCGGCGTGGCCAAGGACGCCTATGAGGGGTTGAAGAACTTCGGTGCCGGGTTCACTGGTCTGAAGGCGGATGCCCCCGCTGCACCACCGAAGGTAATCACCCCAGCACCCACCAGCACGGCAGCAGACGTGAGCGCTGCTGCACAGAAAACCATCGACGCTACACCGATGGTGCCTACCGCTGCCCCGGACAAGTTCGACGCTGCTGTGGCAGCCGCAACCAAAGGCAACTACACTGCACAGACTGCACCGCAGGCGATCGGCGTTAGCACCCCGGTAGCAGCCCCGGTCGCCGCGAAGCCCGCAGCCATGCCGCAGGTAGCCATGAACACAGCGATCATGGAGCAGCAGCAAAACCTGATGGCGCAGATCGCTGCCGCGCAGGGCGTGGTGCAGGCTGGCTCCAACCGCGACGGGTACAAGATGGGCGACGTGACCAAGGGCATCGCCACGATGCAGGCGCTCTCGCCGCTCGTCGCCAGTTCCAACAACCTGATGGCTGCGAACTACGGCGTCGATGCGGGGATCATCAACCACACGGCGGACAACGTGACGCGCACCAACATCTCCAACGCGGGCAACGCGACCGAGATGGCCAAGACAGACCTCGCGGGACGGTTCGGGATCGAAGGCCGCGCGCTCGACAACGAGGCGGCAGTCGCGCTCGCTGAACGCAAGGCGGCGCTTGAGTCCGCGAGCCCCCAAGGGCAGGCACAGACGGTAGAAGCAATGACGAAGGCCCGCATCCTGAAGGACACCGAGAACCTTACTGGGGTCGGGCGCGCGATGGCTACGCAAGGGAAGTACAACATCGACCAAGTGAAAGACGGTACGACGGGGAACATGCTCGGAGCATTTGTAAACGGGGTGTATGTCCCCGCCGCAGCGCTAGGAGTACAATCGCCGGCACCGATAACCAAGAAAAAGTAGACTATGAACGCGTTCGAGCTTGCAGCAAACCCCGCGTTGTTGGAGCGAGTCAGGCAGCAGCAGGCTTTGGACGCCGCCGCCGCAGCCGCAGCCGCAGAAGCCAACCGCAAGCGCACAGCCGGTGAGGTAGTCGGCGATGTAGGCACACAGCTTCTCCAAGGCGCAGTCGGCCTCGGACAATCTGCCTACGGTGTAGGCAACATGGCCACGCTCGGCCTGCTCGATCGGGCAGTCGGGTTCTCGGACAACTTCTCCGAGACGAACCGCACCCTTGAGACGTGGAAGTCCGCGCCGACCCAAGCCGCGAAGGCCAAGGGCAGCGCTGCCTTCGGCCAAGGCATCGGTGCCGGCGTTGCAGAGTACGTCACCAACCCGCTCCTGTTGCAAGACCTGCTTGTCTCTAACTTGCCGTCAATCATCCCGGCAGGCGCCGGCGCGCAGATGGCTTCCCGCACCGCGGCGACGGCTGCCGACATCGCCAAGTATTCTGCCCGAGGCGCCGCGCGGGCCGGCGGGCTGCAAGCGGGCGGCGCTGCCGACATCGAGACGATCAACGCCGCTCGTGAAGCAGGGATGACCGAGACGGAGGCGCAACTCGCGGGCCTCGGCGCCGGCGTGGTCACTGGGGTGATGACTCCGGCGGTGTCGAAGCTGACCGGCGCGGCGAACCTCGAAGGCATGGTCGCCGCTAAGTTGATGGGCCACCAGAACCCGATCAACGTCGCAGGGCAAACCGTCGTCAAGGCGGCACTCGGTGGCGTACTCAAAGAAGGCGGCGATGAAACGATCCAGTCAGGCGCCGAGACAGCGATCCGGAACGCGTTTACAGGCAAGGACATCACCGCCGGGGTAGCACAGTCTGCCGCCCTCGGAGGTATCGCCGGCGGTGTACTGGGCGGTGGCATGGGTGCCTACGCAGGTCCACGCAGCGCTTCGCCGCTGCGGGACGAGATCAACACCGCGCTCGCGGAAGCGGCGCGGGCTGCCGGGGCGCCAGCGCCGACCGGCGGCGCGCTCACCGTGGTGTCGCCAGCGGGCGGTGCAGTGGCTACTGGGATGGAGGGGGCTCGCCCGGTCGAGGGGGAAGTGGTTCCGCCGATGATTGGTGGGCGCCCCGCACTCCCGGCGCCGCCGCTGCTCGCATTGCCTGCCCCTGCTCCTGTCGTACAGAACGCCCCGGGCACTCTGTACGTCAGCCCGAACGGGGACGCGCTGACTGTCGACCAACTGGCGCAGCAGGTCAACGGTGGGCAGAACCCGACGCTGGACTTGTTCGGCAACCCTACCCAATGGGACAAGGTAGCTGCGGGAACTACGGAGGAAGCAGCGGGAACTACGGAGGAAGCAGCGGGAATTACGGAGGCGGGCATCCCGGCCCCCGGCGCACAGGGGGAACTCTTCGCGGGGTTCTCGCCGCTACAAGACCAGATTGACGCGCTGACGCAATCGCCCGGAGCCGGCATCACGCCGATGAACTTCGGACAGGCGCAAGAGGCTCGCCGCCGGCAGCGCGCGGAGAACGTGCAGTCCGCTATCGCGCGCACGCAGGAGGCGCTCGCGGAATCGAGCGCGATGACCGTGCCGGTGCAGCAGGCCATCGACGCGCAGATCGCCGCGCAGCAGGCCGGGGTCGACCCGAAGAACATCCTCTCGATCGAGGACATCGTGCGCGAGCGCATGTTCACTACGAACGAGGATGGCACGATCACGAAGTGGAACCCCGACCTACAGCGGCAAGAGGTAATCACCCCCGCGCAGGCCGACGAGGAAGTGAAGGCGGCTACCTCGTGGAAGGAGTTCATGGTCAAGCAGTTGGGCCTCAAGCCGAACGACTTGCAAGGCAAGGCGTGGAAGGCGTTCAACGACGCTGCCAACGAGAGCGGGGTGCTCCCGGCTTCCGCGGAAGCGGGGCAGTTCCTTACCGCGTTTGCCAGCAACATCGACCCGGCAGCGGACTTGCCTAAGTTCTCGCTCAAGCTCCACGAGAAGTTCGGCGTGCAGCCCGAGCCGGTCGCTGAAGCGGCCCCCGCAGCGGTAGCCCCGGAGCCCGTAGCGGAGCCCGCTCCGGCGCCTGTAGCAGAGGAGACGTTCGATAAGCCGGTGTTCAAGATGGGCCGGCAGGACAAGGATGTCCACACGGCGACCCGTGAGGGCGTGACGATCGAGTTCCACAAGAACCTCGAAACAGACCGGTGGGAGTTCACGGACCCGACGACGGGGAAGGGTAGCTCGTTCGACGCTCCCTCCCGCGCGTCCGCCAAGGAGCACATCACGCAGGTGCTCGAAGACGCCACGAAGGCACCCGCGCCCAACGAAGACTGGGCAGCCGGCGCTCGCCCGGAAGCCGGCACGACGACACTGGTGTCGCCAGCCGCCATCGCGGACAACGTGACGAAGCAACTGCTCCCGCTCAAGTCGCCGAAGGCGAAGGGCATCAAACTGGTGTCGATCGCGGACGAGATGTTCGACACGCTGTCTGACCCGGATGCGCTCGACGAGGCGTTCATCGCGCTGAAGAACACCCCCGAGTACGCTGCTGCCTCGGACGAGACGAAGAACATCATCGCCGGCAGCTTCGATCTCGCCTACGAGGAACTGACCGGCAACAAGTTCTCCCGCGCCAAGACCGAGAGCGGTAAGGCGGTGCACGAGGTCATCACGCCGCAGCACCTCGAACGGGTGAAGAAGGTTGTCGACTTCGCCAACGCGAGCCGGACGAAGACAGAGAGCACCGTGCAGATGTTCAGCACGGTGGACGAGTTCGTTGCGTCGCGCCCCCTCGGCGAGAACGGCAAGCCGATGCGCGTGCCTGCCGACGCCAAGGGCGTGTACATGGCAGACGGCACCGTGGCACT